TGGTTGCTGGAATAATCTGGCTCAGTATAATTGGTTTAGGAATCGGTTGGGGTACAGAGTTTTTAAAACGTAGATTTTGTAGTTGGATTAAATACGGTGAGGGTGTTTAGTTACCAACTCGTAGAACTATCTCTAATAATAGGAGCCCAACGAGTTCCGTACTCATCAACCATCTCACCTATATTCTCATCCTCAAGACCATTCACAACAAAACCAAATGGTGCCATATCCTGTTCAAGCATGTCCTGTTGTTCATTCATCATGACCCGTCGAATATCGTTGTTAGTTAATTCCTTGAAGTATGTCTGGTCTGTCAACCACGCAAATATAAAGAGACACGCAACCAAATCATCATTGCACCCATCGTCTGCTTCAAATGATTGACCCTTAACAATAAAGGTAGAAAGTTCGTTGATACAGTCATAATCCTCAAGAATAAGTTTATTATCCTCAACCAACTGTTTGAGATTAGAACAACCAATCTTTTTTACAGCCTTAGTTGTTCTTACCCCCAACTGCGCTCGACCACCACTGAACCCTGCTCCAATGACCTGTCCCGCTCGCCCACGCATACTTGCCATAATAAGGTTGTCATACTCCAAGTCAAACTGCATCGCACTAGCAACCTGTTCTCCTATGTCATTAACCTCAATCAATACGAATGCTTGATTGTATGCTCTTGCAACATCATAAATCTTGGATGGAAATATAAGGGGTTTCAGTTCATTGTCTCTAAACTTTGCGACCACTCTATATGGTATTTCACTTACATCCACAACCACAAACGCAGAATAATCGTTTGATGTACCTCTCGCAACATCTGCAACGAGAACGTATGTATGGTCTGGTTGTGGAGCAACATGAACATCTAGACCCGCACTAGACTGTATTGGTGAACGATATGTCAGTTGTTTCAGTTTGTATGGTGCGATAAGGGTATCAATAGAACCAAGGAACTCACACTCAAATTCTGTATTGAACTGAGCTTGAGAGGTATTCTTAATCGTCTGTTCTTTCCACGCTTCGTCTCTGCCCGGCACCTCACTCCAATGTACCTCAATAGGAATGTACTCGTTTCTCTGTTCTTCTGCATCCACCCATAGTTTATAGAACATGTTCATACCATGCGGGGTGGAGACGATCATTACTTTTGTTGTCTTACCAGATGAAATTGTGGGGTACACAGAGGAAAAAAATTGCTCTGCCACGTTTGAGGGTACATAGGCGAATTCGTCCAGAAAAATGATGTTGTAACTGCCACCACGAACAGCACTAGCACTAGTAGATGAGGCAAGTATCTTTGAACCATTTTCTAACTCCAAGGAACCTTTATTCCAACTCATTACTCCCTGTTGTAACCACTTCGGTAGATGTTCATACGCAAGTTGCAAACGTGATAGTAGGTCACGAGCAGTTGCAGCCTTATTCGCAAGGATAGCAATGTTAACACTTGCGTTAAACAATGCATAGTGCAACAGATACGAAACCATGACGGTAGACTTACCCGACTGTCTGGGCAACTTACAGATAGTGAAACGATTGTTGTGGAAAGTACCTACCATTTCCTTCTGGAAATCATACATTTTGAAGGGCACAAGACCCTCATCCAGAGAGACAATTTTTACATAGTTCTCAATAAAGTACTGAGGACTATCCATACACTTCTGGTATTCAACAAGTTCTTTCTTCGTCCAGTTCTGGGCGACATTAGCTTTCTTGAGGTTTGGATTGCCGAGGTAAGTAATATCAGGCATTACGGATAATTCTCTACACTCACAAGTTCTCTGTTCTTTATATGCTCTTCTGCAATGTCTTCTTTAGACTGACCGTAGTATGCAACCGCATTGTGTGTGTCAATCAATAACTGATTTAGCGTTGTATCTTCCACAACAAACTCACCCAATATGCGGCCATATTTACCCTTACCATCTTTTCTAGTGCGTAGAACCTGTATCGAATCCAAAGGAAGATGTTTCTGTACAAACTCCTTTGCCATCAGGCCATAGACCTTTTCTTCTTTGTCACTTGTCCTTGACTCAGGTGTATCAACACCATAGAAACGAATTCTCTGTTTGTGCAACCACACACCAAACCCAAGATCAATGTCCACATCAGCGGTGTCACCGTCTATTACCTTAACAATCTTACATGGATACTCATACATAATCGTCTCCTTGTTCTATTTAGTATCTAACGTATGTACCATCTTCATACACAATGGTATTAAGAACATAATGATTATAGGAGGCACCTTCATATCGTGGTTGTTTATTTACTGAACGAAATGAACTTTCTTTTTGTTTTGTATATAAGTACTCTTCATTTTTATCATAATCATATATGTATTTTTTCATTGGCCATTTGTATGTTCCATAGTCACCATTATGTCCAGCATATGGATTAGACAAAGCCCACTTCTCAAAATAATCTGTATAGAAAAATGGATATTCTAGATGATACACAGATGGGTCTTTGAGAAATCTTGGTGAGAGGTATCTTGATAATAAATCATCTATACTCCTAGCAAACCACCAAAGTAACTCCCAACATGTTTTTGGTTTGTATGGAGACATATCAATATACTTTTCAGCAGTGTTTAACATATCAGAATCTTTCATAACATTAATCCAATCGTGGTCTTTAATTTTGAAAAAATCCTCTATAGATGTATATGATGATATTGCGAGAAATAATTCATCTCCCCCGCCACCATTAACATTAATTGTTTGCCCGTCCCATAACTGATCATTGTCATAGACATAGTTATCAAAAGAATGCCACTGCAAATTAATTTTCTTATTAACTAACAAATCATAGAAACGTGGATTTTCTTGTACACTAGCTTTTGATAGATACACAGTAAGACTTGTATCCAACCTTTTAGTTTTCAGCAGACTTACCAATGCACATGTGCTGTCTATACCACCTGACCACCACAATCTTATTGGTTTGCCAATATCCCACAACTCTACAGCCCTACGATTAGTTAACTCTTCGAATGTTGATGTAAAATTTGTTGGAAACTCTGTAAAAGGATTCTCAACTAAATCAAAATAATTATCAAAACAAATTCTAAAACGTGGAGAGTGCATACCAAAATTAGTTGCTAATTTATACTCATCTCTTTCACTTATTTCTGGAAAAGAATTTGTATGATAATAAATAACCTTACTCACTTTTACCCCTCAACATTTTTTGTAACTCAGCGGTGCTACCAACAAATAATGCATTCGTAACACTCTTAGGCCCATGATCAGGAACCTCTTTGAGTTTTTTCATCTTCTCTTGTAGATCACCTAACTTCTCAGTGACCTCTGCAACATTCTTGATTAACTGTCCAGCAACCTCGTATGCCCTTGGGTGTTCACCCTCTTTCGCAAGTTCAAGGATACCTTCAATTGCATTAGAACCCTGTTCAACCAACCGATAGAAGTTCTCTCTTTGGTATTTGTAATCAGCATCAATATCTTCACCCTCTTCTAGCTCTACTGGATAACGAGAAACATCAGACATTTTAGTTTTTGGGTTCAAAGAAGCTTCTGGTGGAATAACATCCCCAACCACTCCAAGCGCTTTATCTATTTCATTTGCCATATGACATATCCTTTACTTATATGTTAGATATGGAAGAGTAGCTTCTTTAGCATTTTCACCATTTCTTTTTTTTGATGCACCACGATAATAATAAGTTTCTGGATCAGCTTCATGTCTCCAAGGACCATAACTTCCTTTTTTGGCACAATACAAATCAAAGTCTCTTCCTGTCTTGCCCTTACTGATAAATTTTTCATAGGTTCTTTGGTAAGCGCATGTACGACATTGATTGTCTTCACATGTATTCAAATCACATTTGACAACTAAACTTTGTAACTCTTTTGGTATTGACTCGTATTGCTCAAACCTACCTATAATTTTTAAACTTATATCATCCCAATCAAAATCATCGCCCTGTGGAACTGGTGTTAGATCACGAATACCGCCCAAGTAAATATCAACACCAGTTGGTTCAACAATAGAACGTAATGTATTATAACCAACGTCCAGTGCTGTATTTTCTAACGATACTCCTATTGATATTGCGTCAGCATCCGTTTCTTTAATCCACAAAGGAAAAGTTTCGTATCTTGGTTTGAGAGCACCTACATTATACTTACTAGAGAAGCCGGGTCTAATTGGTGTACGTTCTTCGACGTAATCAATTGACCAATTTACCATTTGAAAATCAAAATCTCTAACCTCTGATTTCAAAAAAATAACAATTTCTCTTAATTTTTTAATTTCTCTAGAATTATATTCTTCACTCTCAAATTTATCATAAGCGCCTCTTGCAACAATATCAACGTCAGTCTCCGTTAACCAACGATAAAGTGAGTATGTAGAGTTAATCCCTCCAGAAAATGGTATAAGTATTTTCATTTTTCAAAAACCTTCCTTATTCATAAAGTAAATAATGTAAATTTCCATCCTCACCTCGACCCCTATACATATAAGTCTCTGGATCAGCTTCATGTCTCCAAGGACCATAACTGCCGTGTTTCGCACAATACAAATCAAAGTCTCTTCCTGTCTTACCCTCACCGATAAATTTTTCATAGGTTTTCCAATATGACATTTCACGCCCAGCACGACTCTCTGAATTATTCCTAATACACAAATCTTGTAGTTCTTTTGGTAAGAACTCATACTGTTCAAATCGGCCCGTCATGTCTTTTGCAACCTCATCATAATTAAAATTATCACCAATTGATACTGGAATTAGTTCTCTTACACCACCCAAATATATATCAACACCAATATTTTCAATACCAGATTCCCGACGACTTACTTCATAACCCTGAGTTGCTGTATTTTCTAAACATATTCCTATGGATATTCCATCTGCTCCTGTTTCAAAACACCAATTGATGTATCCAGCATAACGTGGCCTAAGAGAACCAATATCATATTTTCCTTTTTTAAATCCCGGCCGGATTGGAATCTGTTCCTTTACATACTGTTTAGGAAACTCACCTAGTTCTAAATCAAAATCACGATATTCTTTTTTAAGGAAGTGTGATACATTTCGTACTCTTTCAAGTTCCTCTGCATTGAAATTATCATTCTCAAAACGATCAACTCCATATCGAACAAAAATATCAACGTCAGTCTCCGTTAACCAACGATAAAGAGAATATGTTGAGTTTACACCGCCTGAGAATGGAATTAATATTTTCATACTAATCCCATAAATTTGTGTTGACTTTCACAAGAAAACAGTCTTTACCAAAACAATCTTCCATATAAGAACTACAATGAATTCTTGAAGTCTCAAACATCACAACCTCACCAATATTCCAAGGAACGGATGCTGCAAAACTAAACCCATGTAACATCTCAATTGGGTGGTGTTGTAGGTGTTCTACCCAAACATCTGAATCAAAAGGTTTGTTAGTGTATCCTATCAAATCACTATAATCATGATCATAGTTCCACCCAGATGCACCGTGTCTTCTATAGAACCTTTCTTCTTCATTCTCAATATTAATTCCAGATTTTGCAGACCAAGGAGTTTTTTGGTCAAAGTATACAGTCTCAGTTGTTCCAGCACTTCCATCTTCTTTATAACATCTTAGTGGAAAGAAAACTGTTGTGTTTGCAGGCCGAGGCATTTGCCCTGTTCTGTTATGTGATTTCCAATTATCACCCAGATAATTTTCACCATCATTATGTATGTGAATTGGCTGTTTGTAATACCCATACCTACCTTGAGTGTTTGGTTCATATCCAATAATTGGTTTTAGAATTTCATTAAAAAGTTTTATCGACTTTAATTTTTCATCTTCAGTAAAAAATTCATGGCTGGTATGACCCTGCATACAACCGCTCATTTCATTTATTGGAAATCCACTATCGGACATTTTTTTGTATCCGAAATAATTTTCATAATTCTTGTGTTTGAATTCTCTAGTCCGATTTAATACTTGTAATTCTTCTTCTAAATTTATTAGATTATCAATTACTGACAAAGAAACATCTGCATAATGAAACATGTTATCACTCATCTTCACCTGTCACTGGATTATAGTTTTTCGCATCTTCAAAGAATGAGGTTACCTCGTTAAAACCAAAATCATCATCTGCATCAGCTGATGTGGGATTTGGTGTAACAGTAAGTCTCTGTTGACGTTTAGGTGCTTTATCTGGCATATCAGTGTATGCGTCAACCTGTACTGTTTTAATAACCTTACTAGATGTGACAGGACCATAGAGATAGAACTTACATGTGAAAGACAATGTATAAATGATAGCTCTTCTTGTCGTAAAGTCTCCCTGATAATCATCCTCATAGGAAATACTGTTTAGAATAACAGGAATATCTTTTTTAACACCCATGTCAGCATTATCATTCATCGTGATTGTATAATCTGGTTGAAAGTACGGAAGAATTTGTTCAACAATCTGTAATGCATCATCAGATTGTTTTGCAAGAATGTAAAGTTCAAAATCAATATTATAAGGAACAGGCATATATTGCGTGTCTAACTGTTCTGACTTATCGCCCTTAACTTTTTTAAACTTTTGCACACGATTTAATTTTCGGCCGGGATCATATGTAAGACCCGTAATCTCAAAACCAATGCGGGGTAAAGTGACCGCAGCAGCTTTAGTCAAGTCTGCATCATCATTTAATCGCACAAGAAACTTCTGCCTTGGACCATAGGCCAAAGGAACCTTCATGGTTTGTTGAATTACACCAGAGTTATCCTTACGAACTAACTGAATATTATTAAAAATTGTTCCGAAACCAACAACGATGTTGCGTATTGTTTCGTGATAAAATTGTTGTCCTAGCATTAATCTGCACTCCCTGCATCACCAAATGGATTCGATTCACTGAAGTCCAGTATCGTATCATCTAATGAATCAAACAACTCGTTCTGAGCTGTCTTATCCGTTACTCCATCACCCACTATATAGTCTTCCGATATAAGGAAACTGCCATTTTCAAGCAATAAACTTTCACCAAACGAATTTGGGTCTATACTAATTACTGTAGAATCAAGGGTAACATTCGTTGCATCTAAAGTATATCCATTTATATCTATTGTAAATGACTGACCAATAATACTTTCATTTTCTAGTGTAAACTGATAATCAGAACTAGCAGTTGATAGGTCATCAGATATTGCATCAATTTCAGTGATACCTGTATCAAGTTCCTCTGAACCATAATCAAACAACCGACAACGCAGTTTGTAAACAGGGTTGGTATCTAACTGGTTAAAGGGATCATCGTGATCCACAAAGTTAATCTCAAATAATTTTTTAAGTGTGGGGTGATAAATTGCATCACCCTCTAGTGGTCTATCAGCATCAGTTGCGTCAGTCTCGTTTATAATGTAAAATATCTCGCCCTCTAGTTTAGATGTTGAGAGTGTACCAGACTCCAATTGAATTGAACCAGACGATGTTGAGTCTGTTCCCGTTTCTATTTGTACTTGTTTTGTCTTCTCTTGAAATCGTGTCTTACTTACAACGAAAGTTGCTTCACTAAGGTTCTGCAAACCAAACTGAGACATCAGTTCTTGTTCTCCAGCATAGCCACCATCAGAGTTTTCCATATACATTTCAATAAGAGATTGTGTGTTGAATTTAGATAGTGCGTCTTCTCCAAGCACAGTGTCTTCTGCAACTAGTGTGCGGTCAAGATAATATACATCATGTCCGTGAATCTGAATTGCTTCTGCAACTAGGTCAGCATACAAAGATTGTTCAGTTGCAATTGCAGCAACATTACTAGTATGAAAATGTTTATTAACTGCCATGAATTATCCTACCATGTAGTTTACTGGCAACTCAAACGTGAGTGCGATTTGTTCTTCTAACTTATTGATTTCTTCCTGTGCCTGTGAATATATTGTTTCACCATTCATAGTAACACCACCGAGCATTGCAACGCCACTAAACTTAGACAGGTTCGCACCCCACTGTTGTTTGATTAGTGCAGTTGCATATCTCTTGAGATAGATGTCGTCAAAAATATCTGTGTAAGTTGCTGGGTCTAGTTTACGATAACACTCGACAATGATATAGTCTGTTCCAGCAGTAAAGTCATTCTCCCAATCTGCATCGATGTACAGACGGTTCTGATGTTGATTGAAACGGATCGGTGTCTCACCCACAAGAATATGTTCTAGAAGGTCTAAGTTGTCCATAGCCATCTGATACTGAATGACAGACGTAGAGGAAAGGTCAAATAAATCATTGAGACGTAACTGATAACGTAAATCAAACATGTTACTACCGCCGCCCGTGTCTGTAAATGGCCATACCTGTATCACAGACACAACAGCACTTGGCATCGGGATAAAGTTATTACCCTCCAGAAATGT